CGGGAAGAAGCTGTTGCTCCAGGCGGCGGCTCAACCCGGCGTCACTTATCAAAAGGGCCAGGTATTGGGAGATCTGATTCGCGGGGAGGCAGATCGGATCGTTCGACAGTCGGCCGCTTCGGTGAGCGCCGATCCGGACCTCGATGCCGCTCAGTGGAGAGGCATCGGGCGCAGCCGGCGCGACCTGGTTCCGATGCAACAGGATCGGATGATCGAGCTCGTCAATTGGCTCACGAGCTCGAATATGTTGGGGAAAAGGATACGCGAGTTGAGAAGAGACTTTGTTATCGGCGAAGGGATGAAGTTTGAGGCCGAGGATGAGCAGATCCAAATGCTGCTCGATACGATGTACAAGGACCCCGTCAATCAGTTTGGGCAGTACCAATTTCAGATCGTTGATTATTTAGGAATCAACGGCGAAGTGATATTGCCGACGTTCGTGAATGAAATCGATGGCTCCGTGAGATTCGGATGGATAGATCCGATCGAGCTGGAGCAGGTGGTCGCCGATCGGATGAATCGGCGAATAATGCGAGCCTTTGTCCTGAAGAAGTCCGCCGCGTGGGATATGAGCGGCGGCGATAGCTACGACTCTCAGACAAAGAAGCGCGTCTTTACGACCGCCAACACCGATCTCGATCCGGCGAGCGTGAGCTACAACTATCGAACGGGTGAAGCCCTGTTCTTTCGCATCAACTGCGCTCCGGACGCGAGACGGGGACGCAGCGACTTCGAAGCACTCGCCGACTACATAGATATGTGGGACCAGTCAATGTTCACAAACCTCGAACGTGAACAGTTGCTCAATCGATTTATCTGGGATGTGAAGCTTACAGGGAAGAGCGAGGCCGATATCGAGAAATGGGTTAGTACCCAGGGCGAGCCGCAAGCCGGCTCGATCAGGGCTCACAACGAGAATGTCGAGTGGAAAGCGGAGAGCCCCGACCTGAAATCAGCCGATACTCAGACGATGAGTAAGGGCACCAGGAACGATGTGCTCGGCGGGGCAGGGCTCGGCGCTTTCTTCTGGGGTGACACGGAAAACTCGAACCGGGCATCGAGTGAGAATTTAGAGCTTCCTATCTTGAAGGGGCTCACTTCGCGGCAGCTTTACCTCAAGAATATGTTCGGCGAGATCGCTCAGTACTGCATCGATCAACGCGCTCTTGCCGATCAGGTGTTCCGATATCGACTGGAGAGCGGGGCTATCAGCCGCGAAGTCGATGTGAAGATGCCGGAAATTTCCGTGAAGGATATGTCTCGCATTGGGACCGTGATGAGCGCTGTTGTCGCCGCGCTCGATCAGGCGACGGCGAACGAATGGGTGACTAAGGTGACCGCGGCTTCGGCGTTCGCGTCGATCGTTGCGCAGTTGGGCATCGTCTACGACGTGAATAAGGAACTCGAAGAGGCGGCGAAGGAAGCCGCGGCGGCGGCGATCAAGGATTATACGAAAGGCGTGACAAAGGAGCCGATGAGGAAGCTGGCGGCAGTGGGATAGGAACGCAAGGCCGCAAGGACGCAAAGACGCGAGGGCAAATGGATAAGAAGATCGAGAGGATTATTCAAGCGTTGGATGATGCGGATTGGCTCGATTGGGATGCGCCAGGGAAGCCGACTTATGACGAGCGCTCCCAGGTCGGCGAGATTATCGAGCGGGTATTGAGCGAGGAGTCGGAATGAGCACGGCGTTTAAAAACGGTGTCGTAAAGATCGATAAGTTCACGTTGTGCCGGCTGCGAAACGGGTTCTATCTCTGTCGGTATTTGGGAGACGGCAGCGCGGACGCGGATCTGGATGTAGTCGACGAGATGATCGCTCTCGACGACGATGACGTGCTGCAAAAAGTTCGAGAGTGGCTGGGCGTTGAAACTGAACGCTGATAGCTGAACGTTGATGGCTAACGAGCAAGAAGAATTCGCGAGGCGCGTGCAATCGATTCTCGATGCGATCGAGAAGCACGAGAAGAGTTCGCTTGAAGCCGCTCTGCGGCTGCTCGAACAGACTCGCCGTGAGGTCGTTGCGGATATCGCCCAGGGCGGATCTGAATTCAACCTGTCCGTGCTTCGGCAGGTCCGGACCGCGATCGAAATGCGCATCGAAGAGTTCACGCGAGAGCTGGGGCTTGAGTTGAACAGAGATCTTTCGACTTCGTTTGATCTCGGCAATCGATTGGCCGATGAGCCGCTCTCGGTTTATGTCTCGGCTCCGATCGCGAACGTCTCTCGCGAGGCGATCCAGGTAGCTTCGGAGTTCACGATGATGCTGATCAAGGGTGTCTCGAACGATCTACAAGATCGCATCAACGCCGTGTTGCGTCGGGCTGTGATCGGATCGATGAGCCCGGCCCAGGCCATAGCCGAGGTCGGTAAGTCTCTAAGCGATCCGGGTCCGTTCAGAACGATCGCCGCGCGCGCGGAGACGATCGTCCGAACTGAAGTGCTGCGCATTCAGGCCATCGCGACGCACGCGCGAATGGTTGCGCATAAGCAAACGATGGCTCGCGCCGGCTACACGCTTAAGAAGCAATGGCTGGCGACCGAAGATCTCCGAACGAGGAAATGGCACGGACTGCCCCTCGGGGCGGACGGCCAAGTGAAGGAGATCGAGGAGCCTTTTATAGTGCCGCCCGAAGGCGGCGAAGAGTTGATGTATCCCCGCGATCCCGCGGGGAGTCCGGAGAACACAATCAATTGCCGATGTTCCTCGATCCCCGTGGTCGAGAAGGCGGCATAAGGAGACGCTATGAATTTACTCGAGGTGAAAAAAGAGTACGGATCAACGGCAAAGATCCCGGCCGAGATGGTTCACGCGGTAAGCGCGGACGGTAAGACCGTCGTGTTGGTCGATGGAACAAAGGTCAGCGACGAAATAATCGCCGCCGCCGTGAGAGAAGCGGACGCAGCGAAGAAGGTGGGCGGTGCTGCCGCCGAGGATGTCGTGGCGATGCTGGCGAAGCTTGATGACGCGGCCCTCGATAGGGTCGCTGAGATCATCGCGACCGCCCAGGCAGCACGCTCGGCCGCGAATGCCGGCGAAACCGCCTCCAAAGGGCGGTCTAGGGCTCAGTAGAAAGGGCTCAAAATCGCGCACAGTTGCCCCAGGGCGAATTACGGGGTTCTGGGGTACTCGCCGGGAAATTTGAGCTTCCATATTTAAATTTGGACCGTATTTCAAGGCGCCGTGGATCGGATTTTTGAGGCGAAAAGGCTGAGATGAAAAAGATCAGACTTCCTTGGACGAAAAAATCGGGCGAGCGAGGCCCAGGCGCGATCAAGGTGGTTGCCCAGGCCGACACAAGCCTAACCGATAAGATCGAGCAGATATCGGCGGCGCTGAGGGCTGCATTCAAAAAGCCCAACTCTGAAGATCGCCGGTTCTGGTATCCGAACGAGGTATTCGATGATTACGTCATCGCCGAAGAGGATGAGACGGCGAAGCTGTTCAAGATTCCGTACACGATCAGCGGCGATCAGGTGACGTTCGGAGATCCGGTGCAGGTTGAAGAAGAGTACGTTGAGGTTCAGCCGGCTGGGACCGAAACTGTGACTGCGCAGTCAGCCGACGAGCGCATCGAGCGCATCGAGCGAATCATTCTTCAGGGCGCCGGCGTTCAGGCGCCGATCGATAAGACCTTCAAGCGGACGCGATGGCAGGTCTGCAAATTTGGCGAAGCCGCTCATAGACAGAAGATCACTCGTCAGAGCTGGTCTGGCGGGTTTGGCTTGTGGGATGGAGTGCGTGCCCACGCGAACCATCCCTCGGCTTCCGATATGGCCAAGCTACCGGAACGGCCGATAGAAACTCAGCTCGGATGGTGGAGCGAGTTTGGGTTCAGCGATGTCGGCGTCGATGCGACTTTCACGACGAAAGAAAGCGCCGACGACTTCAGACGAGACCTGAAGGCCGCCTATGAAGGCGGTCAGCCTACTTTTTATCAGTGCTCGATTCTTGCGTTGAGCAAGCAGAAGCGAATCGCATTCTCGGACGGACAGCCTGGATGGGAAGTAGTCGAGTTCACGCGTCCGTACAACATCGACATCGTCAACGAAGGCGGCGCCGGTGGATTACTCAAATACGCCGTTCAGTCCGCCCAGGGCGAGCCGGCGAACCAAGGAGCGAACGAAATGGATAAACGATGGTTGGCAGTATTGTTCAAGAAAGATCCAACTAGGTTCGCGCTCGTCAGGCAGGCGGCAGTGACCGCTAAGGCTGTCGGCGTGACCAATGAATCCGATCCCGACTCGGTTGCGACCGCGATCGTCGGAAACGAAGCGCTGTGTTCTCAAGCGCTCACGTTGATGGAAGGCGGCGAACAACAGGCCGCGGCCGCGCCGGCTGATACGCGCATTGAGACGACGGCGCAGAGCGTGGGCAGCGGTCAGATCAGCGTTGAGCAGCTTCCCAGCGAGATGAGGGAGTTTCTCGTTGTGCAGGCTTATTCGGGCTCGAATCTGCCGGCAGCCGTGCAACAGAAGATTCGTGAGCGGCTCGGCGCGAGTGCAACCCTGGCGGATACACAGCGCGAGATTACCAGCGCGCGAGAAGTGCTGGCGCTGGTTGGACAGTCGGGCCGGGTCTATGACGGCGGCGGGTATCGCCCGGCTCAGGTCGGCGCGGAGTCGAAGGACAAGATCACGATCGGATTCGCCAAGGCGATGGATCTGAGCAGGGAGCAGTTCCTCGGCGTGGAGAGCTACATCGAAAGAGATGTCCGCCAAAGCGGTGGCACGGTTTTCAAGCCGGAGAGTGATGATTGGAATAGCGTGCCTCCGATCCGGTCCATAAAGCAGCTCTACGTGCAGATGACCGGCGATGAGGAAATGACCGGCCAGTGGCGCTCCTCGCACAAGCGAATGGTTCGGCAATCGCAGACAGCTTGGCAGACCTCGGACTTTCCTGATCTTTTCAGTAACGTAATGCATAAGCGATTGCTCGCGGGCTATCGCGAGGTCGACTACGGGATAGATAGGATTGTCACGGTTAAGCCGCTGACTGACTTTAAGACTCAGACAGTGGTGATTCTGGGTTACTACGGCGACCTCTCCAGTGTGAGTGAGGCTGCCGAGTACACCACGTTCGCAGCCGTAACCGACGACAAGGAAACTTATTCTCCGGCTAAGAAGGGCAACACAGTTGACCTGACGCTGGAGGATATCGCTAATGACGATCTCAGGGGTCTAAGGCGTGGGCCGGATAACATGGGCCGGTCTGCCCGGCGAACGCTTGCCAAGTTCGTGTGGAATACCTGCTTATTTGCGAACCCGACGCTGGCTCAGGATAGCAAGGCTGTCTTTCACGCCGATCATAACAATCTCATAACGGATGCCCTGGCTACGCAGGGCTTGGCGAATGCCCTTA